ATGGAGCCCGTTGAGAAAAGAGGATTCGATGGAAACCTTTGGATATGGGAACATCCTAATTATAATAGACAATATATGATATCCGCCGACGTCGCGAGAGGAGATGGTTCGGATTACTCTACGTGTCAAATAATTGATATAGAGGATTCATCGCAAGTTGGAGAATATAGAGGAAAGATAGATACAAAAGATTTTGGCAATTTCCTAACAGCATTGGCAACCGAATATAATAACGCATTATTGGTAATTGAGAATGCTAACGTTGGTTGGGCTGCTATTCAGCAAGTAATCAATAGAGGATATCCCAACTTATTTTATATGAGTAACGATTTACAATATGTAGATACGGAAAGGCAAATGAGTAATAAGCATTATAGAGAAGAAAGAAGCATGGTTGCCGGATTCTCCACAACATCAAAGACTCGTCCTCTTATCATTTCGGCATTAGATAACTATATGAAGGATAAAGATATTTTAATTCGTTCTAATAGATTAATAGATGAGTTATTTACATTTATATGGAATGGTGGTAGAGCTGAAGCAATGAAAGGATATAATGATGACTTAACTATGGCATTGGGTATTGGACTATGGGTTCGTAATACTGCATTAAGATTAAGACAAGAAGGTATCGATTTAACAAAAAGTATGTTGAATTCAACTACTATACAAAATGATACAGGAGTTTATGCTTCAAATTGGCAAAATCAACGTAATCCATATGAAATGAATATAGGTAAAGGAGAAACCGAAAACTTAACTTGGTTACTTCGATAATTTTTATATATTTATATGTTGAATGTTGAAACTAAAAGATATATTAAACGAAAAAATTGAAGGTAGCAAAGTAATTTGTGATTCTTGTGGATGGTCGTGGAATATATCGGATGGTGGTAAAGATACTTATACTTGTCATAAATGTGGAACTGATAATACACCAATGAACGAAGATTTAAATAAATGGTTTAAAGAAAAATGGGTAAACATTGGTAAAAAGGTCGATGGTAAGCACCCACCATGCGGAACTTCCGGTGAAAAAAAGGGTTATGCAAAATGTGTACCTGCCGCAAAAGCGGCTGGAATGAGTAAAAAAGAAAAAGAAAGTGCAACTCGTAGAAAAAGAGATGCACAAAATGATGCAGGACGAGGTGGTAAAAGTAGTAGTGGACAAGGTAAAACCCCAATATATGTTTCTACTAAACCAAAAAATGAAGAGTGGAGTGACAAATATAAAGGTAGTATAGATTGTAATAATCCAAAAGGTTTCTCTCAAAAAGCACATTGTGCAGGAAAGAAAAAAAATGAAACTATGAATATAGAAGAAAAATTAAATCTTTTTTTAGAAAAGAATTGCCCAACCGACCCAGCCAAATGGTCTGCATCCAAATCAGCAGCAAAATCTAAATTTGATGTTTACCCATCGGCATATGCAAACGGATGGGCTGCAAAAAATTATAAAGGAAAGGGTGGTGGTTGGAAAACTTGCAATGAAAGTTTAGGAGAATTAAATGTATTGCATGAGTGTTGGGATGGATATAAAGAAATCGGTGGTAAAATGAAAAATGGCAAAATGGTGCCAAATTGTGTACCTGTAAAAGAAAATGATGAAACTATGAAACTAATAAACTTAATTCCTGGAAAAGATATAAGAGAGGATATAGATAGTGATGATGATGTAAACTATGGTTTAGTTGAGCCCGAAGAATATGATGTAGAGGATGAAGATATGGAAGATTTTATCTCATTCATAAAAAAATATACTACACAATTATCGGAAGCAAATTGTAATTGTGTTTACGAAGCTGAATATCAAGGTAGAGAAGTTCAATTGGGTAAACCAATGCAGGGTGATGTTAAGAAATTTAAAGTATATGTAAAAAACCCAGCTGGCAACGTTGTTAAAGTTAACTTTGGTCAAAAAGGAATGAAAATTAGAAAATCAAATCCTGCTGCTAGAAAATCATTTAGAGCAAGAATGAACTGCGATAACCCAGGTCCAAGACATAAAGCAAATTATTGGTCTTGTAGAAAATGGTAATTAATTTGTTAATATCAAATAATTTCCATATCTTTGAATTAAACTATAAAATAATAAATGGCAGCAGATAAATCTTTTTTCGGTAGGTTACAAAAACTCTTTTCAACCAATACAATAGTCCGTAAAACAAAACAGGGTATCAAAGTAATTGATACCGATGAATATCAAGGATTAACAACAAATCTTATAGATAGATACATGCGTATGAAAACTCCACAATATAGTGGTGGTTTGATAGAATCCGCAATGGCTTATCAGCAAGTTAGAATTGATTTGTTTAGAGATTACGATGGGATGGATAACGACCCAATTTTATCATCAGCATTGGATATCTATGCGGATGAATCGACTGTAAAAAATGAATTAGGAGATGTACTTAAAATAAATTGTGGAAATGAAAATACAAAAGAGATTCTTAGAAATCTTTTTTATGATATTTTAAATATTGAATTCAATTTATGGCCTTGGTCGAGAAACTTAGTAAAGTATGGTGATTTCTTTTTACATTTAGAAATTGCTGAAGAATTGGGTATTGTTGGTGTACAACCACTATCAGTATATGAAACATCTCGAATAGAGGGGTTTGATGCACAAAATCCACAAAGAGTTAAATTTGTATATGCACCATATCAGAATCCAAATAGTGCATTAACAACGGCTTCTTCTAAAAGAGAATTTGAAAACTATGAAATAGCTCACTTCCGTTTGTATTCCGATTCTAACTTCTTACCATATGGTAAATCTATGGTCGAAGGTGCAAGAAGAGTTTGGAAACAATTAATGTTAATGGAAGATGCGATGTTAATCCATCGTATTATGAGAGCTCCCGAAAAGAGAATATTTAAAGTAGATGTTGGTAATATACCACCTACGGAAGTTGATAACTATATGCAAAAAATTATCAATTCATCTAAAAAAGTTCCTTTCTTAGACCAAAATACAGGCGAATACAATTTAAAATATAATATTCAAAACTTAATTGAAGATTATTATATGCCAGTTCGTGGTAGTGATAATGGTACTTCAATTGATACATTGAAGGGATTGGAATATAATATGATTGATGATATCAATTACCTAAAAGGTAAGATGATGGCTGCATTGAAAATTCCAAAAGCATTTTTAGGATACGAAGAAGATATTAGTGGTAAAGCTACATTGGCTGCACAAGATATTCGTTTTGCAAAAACAGTAGAAAGAATTCAGAAGGTATTAGTATCGGAATTAACTAAAATAGCAATTGTTCATTTATATGCTCAGGGATTAGATAGTGAAGATGAATTGGATTTCCAATTAGAATTAACAATCCCATCTAAAATTTATGAGCAAGAGAAAGTAGAATTATATACATCTAAGATTGCATTGATTCAACAAATGCAACAAACTAAAATGTTCTCTAAAAAATGGATGTATGATGCTATTATGGATATGACACCTGAAGAGCAAGATGAATTGACCGTTGATGTTATCGATGATACCAAACAAACATTCCGATTAACATCAATAGAGACACAAGGTGTTGACCCGGCAAAAGAAACTGGCGCAGGAGAACCAACCGATGTAGAAGAGGAAATTAAAAAAATAAAAGAAGAATTAGAAGAAGAAGGTAAAGTTGGTAGACCAAAGGATGTTGTTAGATATGGTAAAGATGACCATCATTTAGGAAGAGACCCGTTAGGAATTAAAACTTTAAAGCAAAAAACCCAAAGAGAATCTAAAGAAATATTCAAAGATATGTTAGGTAACAAAAAGACTATTTTGATGGAAGATTTGGATAAAAAGTAATAATCCACAATAAACGTATATTTATATCAGAGAAATTACACAATTAATGAAAAATATTAAGCACTCGAAATTTAAAAACACAGGATTCATTTTTGAATTATTGGTTAGACAGATTACATCGGAGATTATGTCTGGAAAACAAAATTCAAAAGCTGAAAAGATATTGAAAGAATATTTTTCAGGTAAAAAAGAACTTTCAAAGGAGTTGAAGCTATATCAGTATTTGATTAATGAGAAATACAATTCGGAAAACAAAGCAGAAAAATTCGTTGAAACTGTATGTGAGGCTCGTAAACGTTTAGATGAACAAAAACTTACAAAAGAAAAATATAATTTAATAAAAGAAATTAAAGAAGCTTATGATATAGATGAGTTTACGAAATCTTCTATTTCAAATTATAAAAACTTAGCTTCTATTTATAAAATATTTGAAGCAACCATTACAACGGAATCATTTGAACCAAAAGATATTGTTAATTCTAAATTTACAATTGTTGAGAATATGATTAACTCTTCAATTGAAAATAAAGATAAGAAAGTAAATGATAGAGTATTTGAAGAATACAAAAAGCAAGATGAGGAAGTTAGAATGCTATCATATAAAATGTTAGTAGAAAATTTTAATAAAAAATATAACAACTTATCCGCTGGACAGAAGAATTTACTAAAAGAATATATTAATAACATTAATAATACTGGTAAATTAAAAGAATATGTTAATGAAGAGGTTAACACATTATCAGAAGGTTTAAAAGAAGTAGGTTCTAAGATTTCTGATAAAGTTACAAAAATAAAATTAGCTGAAACGATTTCCAATATTAAAAAAATTAAATCGGTTAAAAAATTAAGAGAATCGCATTTATCAGCATTGATGATGAGTTATGAATTATTAAAAGAATTAAAAGATAGTTTAAATAAATAAAAAATGGTAAATTATAGAGCATTTAGCGCAAAATTGGTAACATCCGGTTCTGCTGATTTAATAGATAGAGCTTGGGGAGTATTGCCTGTTAGTGGTGTAACCGGAACGATTACGTTGGAAGGTAATACAACCATTTCATTAGCACATTTGACAGCAGGAGAACCTTTTCCTTGCTATGTTAAAAGTATAGCAGTAACCAATGGTGGTTCTGTTTATGTATTAGCTTAAATTTATTCAAATGCCAGCACAATCAAAAGCACAACAAAGATTTATGGGTATGGTACACGCCGCTGATAAAGGAGAAACTCCTGCATCACCGGAAGTTGCCAAAGTATCAAAGGATATGGATGATAAAGCCGCTAAGGATTTTGCATCAACTTCTCATAAAGGATTGCCCGATAAAATAAAAGAAATGGTGTTAGCTGAATTACGTTCAGTAAGAGCTATTCAAACCGATTATGCTAAAACCTTAGATGCTATTCAGCAAAACTTAGAAGGATATAAACA